CCTGGCGACGCTTGTGCTGTTGTTGGGAGAATTAACTCCCAATGACCATATTACTCGTAGGCTATCTAGGGGGTGAAGTTGGGCACACGAAAACGTGTGATCCCGGCGGGAATTTCCCGGAAGGGAGTTCTCGACGAGCATAGCACCTGGTTCGGTGACCCCGTTGGGGTTCCGAATCATTCAGTTGCTAAGCTAGACTTCAGCTCACTAGATGGGATTCAGATCACTGAATCAGAAAATCATCCTGGTTGGCTCCAGCCTTATCGGCATGGAGTCTTCAGGGGCGACCTCGGAGGAAATTTCTCTACAATCAAGAAGGAGATGACCGGTGTAATAGCCGATCAGACCCTTCATGGTGAAGAGACTAGGTTTTACCCGTCTGGCAGTACCGCGAGGTACGTCGGACCGGTTCTACCTATTGCGCCTGGCGTTATGGAGTTTCCACCCGATAATTCTTACAGCCTTGACAAGCTGGAGGAAATGGGTGCAACTGCTATCGCTAGGTGCTCTCCTACGAAGCCGACCATCGACTTCACCACCGCTATTGGAGAGTTTGTACAAGATGGTATTCCACATCTTGTAGGTTCTGGCTTGAAAGAGCTTCGAACCATGCTTCCTAGTCAGCGCCGAAAGGCCCTGGCCGGTGAGTATCTGAACTTCCAGTTCGGATGGCGACCATTTATCAATGATGTGACCAGCATTGCTGCTCGCATCGTCGACGGGGATGCTGCCTATCAGCAGTTTCTCCGCGATTCTGGTAAATTGGTACGTCGCAGGTATGATTTCCCTACCAAGACGGAGGAGAGTACCAAGATTATCAGCTATGCTGGTAATCCTTGGTATGCACCGAGCACGTCAACGCTCGATGCAACCCCGTCTCAGTTTGGACAAGTGGTTAGACTCGAGAAAATCACACATAAGGTGTGGTTTTCAGGTGCTTTCACCTACCTCGCACTCCCCCCGACCAATGGTTGGAGGGATACGGCGGCAGGTGCATTCATCTGGCTCAAGAAGTCTTGGGGCCTCGGTCTAACTCCAGACGCTGTCTGGAATCTTGCTCCATGGAGTTGGGCCGTCGATTGGTTCACAAATGCGGGCGATGTTCTTGAGAACATGGACGCATGGATCCTCGACGGTCAGGTTTTGGCATATGGGTACATGATGGAGACTTGTGTCACCTCATGGACCTATCTGTATGTCGGTCCTACCGGTTTGAAAGGTAGTCCGACACCCTCTCCCATAACTTTGACTACAACGTCAAAGAAAAGGGTCGGGGCAAACCCGTATGGTTTTGGGCTTACCTGGGATGGTCTCACGACCTTCCAAAAGTCCATTATCGCGGCACTCGGTCTTAACCGAGGCCACGGTAAGCACTAGCATCAGCGTTAAACGCCAATCAGGGAGCTTAACCATAGCTCCTAGGAGTGCTGCCTATGTCATTCACCGATCCGCTCTCAATCACGATCGCGGCCTCGACTATGTCCCTGCCCAAAACGGGCACTGGGGAGCATAGCTCCGAGTACACGACCGGCGATGGGCTCGTCGTCGTTAGCGCCTCCCACGATGTGGGAAAGCGCCAGCGGCACGTGCTCCGGATCGACACCTCGAAGTTGGCACCTGACGCGTTCCGGCCGGCCGAGAACGAGGTCGTGTCGATGAGCCACTATGTGGTCTTCGACATGCCCGTTAACGGCTATTCGGACGCTGAGGCGCTCGACGTTTACAAGGGCTTCCAGTCCCTGTACTCGTCTTCTTCCCACGCGATGATCGCCAAGCTGCTCGGCGGCGAGTCTTAACAG